ACCGCCTTTGTCTTTATTAGGAGCTACTGTATAAGTTCCTTTAACAGTTCTAGTTGCTGTGTCAAGAACTTGAACTACATAGTCTTTTAAAGCATCTTCTTTAGTATCATTTACAGTATTATACATCCAAGATAAATGTAAATCTGGCTGAGTAAATGCAACTCCCACTGTATTAGGCACTACAACACTAGTAGGAGGTACTAAAGAGGACATAGCAGCTGCAACTCTATAGTTATAAGGGTTTATTGTAGTTGTAACTATAGACTTAATCCCAGAGAAAGGGTTAACTGCCCAAACATAGACCTCATAAACACCTGGAAGTGGGTACTCAATGTCAAAGTTAGTTGTAGATAAGTCTTTTAACTGTACAAAGTCCTGTGCATCTCGTCTATAGCTCACTTCAAAGATAGCTTTAAAGTCATTTGTAGTACTTCCAGAACTCCAATCCCAAGAAATGTCTAACTTAGAGAACTCAACACCACGATTTACTACATGAACTTGGTCGATAACTAAATTAGTAACTGCAGGTATGCTGAAGTTATCAAAGTTTACATAACTACCAGAAGTAGACGGCTTAACTATAGTCCCTGTAGAGTCAATATAGTTGTATTTGTCTTCATCATGGGTAAGTCCAGTTATAGTATAGACGTGAGAATCGTCTTTCTCAATCTTTAAAACTTTAATAACTCTAGGAGTTAAAGCAGCAGTCTTAAATAGAATAGTACTTCCAGTATAAGGGGAGTCAGTACCTACAAAAGTTATAGTAGAAAAAGACCCATTACTTTGATTGATAGTTTTAGAGCTAAATGTAGTTCCGTCAGTTCCTATAAACTCAACTGAGTAACTTGCATTAGCTAAAGTGATTGTACGGTCTAAGACTATTGTAACTTGTCCACCAGAGACTGAAGAACTTTTAATAATACCATGTTTAGCATTAGAGCTAACATTATCACTATCCATTACAGAGACTAGCTCTCCAATTTGGTAATGCGCCCCTTGAAACAGTTGTTTAAAAGTAACTAAATCCCCGCTATAGCAGTTATTATATAAAGTCCAACGAGCTTTTCTTAGAGCTTGGTATTCACTTTTACAGCCTAAAAGAATAACGTCTGAGGTTTGTAGACCATACCTAGTAATTAAAGAGTCTTCATAGTGAGTTACAGTGTCACTATCTCCAAAGAAGTCTTCTCTAGCATAAGTTACATTGACTAAATTAGTTCTACCCTCTAAGTCATTAGAAGTATAGTCAAACATACCATCAACTACTGTAGCATTAGACACTACTTTAGTAATAGCTTGCCCTGCACCGTCCCAGACAATCTTAATCTGCCCAAACGCATTAGAAGAGAAGTTAGCATTACCTAAAGTCAAAAGTTTCATTAAGAAAGTAGGTACATTCTCTCTTTCAATACACTGAAGATGAACTGTATATCTAGGTTCGGTAATATTACCCGCTGGAACCATCTCATCGCAATGTTTAGCATAGGTATAGAAGGAACCTAAGTCTATATCAGCAGCTGAAACTCCTAAACCCCAATCATTATTTCTAAGTACCCAATACGTTATCCAAGCTAAGTTATCAGTATATTCTGTGTAGGATTTAAAAGAGCCGTTCCAAGGAGTACTTTCGTTGTAGTTTCTGCCAGAAACTGTATAGTTAGAAGGTAGTAAGAACTTCATACCTTTAACTTTAAACTTCAACTCTGGTATAGATGTTCCAAAGTTTTTAGCGTCATATATAGTTACCCCTACAAGCGCAGTTTTTGGGTAAGTTAAAGTTTTCTCTGTAATTGTAATGATGTTAGCTAAGAAAGTTTTACTCATTAGTTTATCTTTAGCATCATCAAGAGAAGTTCTAACTACTTTTATTTCCCAAGAATCGGCAAATAAAGTTCCAGCTGGCTTATCAACTCTAACATCCCAAGCATAAACATTTGTACATTTACCTTTTTTAGTAACGGCAGCTGCTAATTGCCAGTTTTCTGTAGTACCATTAGCTAATTTTCTACGCTTATAAATATCTAAAGAAACTGTATAACCAACCCTATCTCCTTCGTCAGTTACTTTCACAAGTCTATCTATAGATAAAGTAACTCGTGCCGCATCATACTGACCTAGAAGATTATAAATTTTCTCTACATTATACTTTAACTCAATAGGAAAACTTCCAGAACCTGCAATAGGAGCTTCAACTTCAGAAAAACCTTTTATAATTTCTTGGTCTAGTGTGCCAGTTCTTGTTTCCCAAGTAACTACATCAGCTGCATAATTAGAAATACTAGCACTATTAACTAGAATATCACTAACAGAATCAATTTCACCTTCTGAAAGTGCAAAAAGCAATCTCATAGTTTGTTTTGATTTTAAAGTGTCTTTAGCTTCTACAGGTGTATGTCCGCCACCACCTTTACCTTCGCCATAGATAGTTAATTCTTGCATCAGATAGTTACCTCTTCTGAAAATAGTCCCGATGATATAAGTACTGCCCCACAGTAAGGATTGCCAAAGATAAGTGGAACACTTCCACCTTGGTTTCTTACAACAGGTGCGCTATTAAATAAGTTAGATTCTTGTTGTTGTGATGAAGGGTCTTTACCGAACTCTGGTGTTGGCGAGATAGCAGACATAATAGCTGATACTGCCATACTAACTGCAATAGAAGTTATAATAGCTAGTACAGCAGCTGTAGCTATAACTGCTCCAGTAGAAGCTGAAGTCCCTAGTATCATTACAGCTGCAATCATAAAAGGCTCTTCCCCTTCAACTTCTATCTCTGGTAAGATTAGTAAAGTATCAAACCCATCAAAAGAAGAAGTAGCAATTTCTGGAGTTAAAGCTATCATATTTTCGTAGTCTTCTCCATTTACTAGAACATATTTATAGTTTTCAGTTACTAGTTTTGAAACATATTCTTCATCTTTCTGTAGTTTAAGTAAAGACAAAACTTCTTTTAAAGAGTTAGCATGAAGCTCAAAACTCTCGTCTTCTTGCATTAAAATAACTTTAATCTTTGACATATCTAAGTACCTTTTTAATTCTTCCGATAAATGTTTCAAAAGGAACACTTACGCTGGCAAGACCTTGATGAAGTATTTGACCTTTAGTATAAATCCCTAAGTGATTACTTTGGAAACCTCCATTATCTAAAAGAACTAGGTCATTTTCTTTTAACTCCTCATAAGGAACTTCAATAAAACCGTATTCTTCTATATAAACGTCAAAGATTCCATCAAAAACTCTTAATTTATCATAGTCAGGTGTTATTTTAGCTTCTGGAAGGTCAATACCTAGTTCAAACCAATAGAAATCTTGAACTAAGTTATAACAGTCGTTTAGAAACCATTGAAACCTTCTACCAATATAAACATTTGACCTAACTCTTGGAAATTGAATAGGGTCACTTACACTCATACCCTCACACCCAACAATAAGCCAAGGTTTTGCAGTTTTCTTTTGCCCTACATAATCAGCATAACTTGGAGTTCTTAAATCAAATAGTTCAGCTTTTCTAGTTTCTCTTGTGTGAGAGTGAACAATAGCTATAGTTTGTTTATACCATTTTATATAATCAACTGAATCAATCTTGAAAGACTCTTGAGGTCTGTCTGAGATGTTAGTAACTGGGATAAAGTCTTCAGCTGTTAAGAACCCACACATCTCGTTAGGGTAAGCTTGAAAAGTAGCATCTTCTATCTGCTGTAACTGTAGCTCGCTAAGTTTAATCTTATCTGACATATTTATTAATCCCAAGCCCAGGAAAATCCTTCTTTAACATCTGCCTTTTAGGTAACATAGCTCTTTCTTTATCTCTAAAATCTCTAAGCTCAAAGGATAAAAGGTTTTTATTATGACTAAGTTTTTTAGCTATAAAGTATTTTAAAGGTGGTAATGAAATTTTATTAGCTGTATTTAGGTAAGGGGCAAAAGTTCTAGTGTAAATTATAGTAGTTCCTATAATATCACCGTACTTAAAGACAAAATCCCCTATAGATTTATCTATATTAGCTATAGTAAGTTGAGGTCTAGGAGGTGCGCCTTCTGAACTTAAAGATAAGCCAGATAACTGAATAGGAAACGGGTAATAAGTATTTCCACCAAACATTACATTATGTAAGTTAGAAAGGTCAGTTCCGTCCGTCATAGGAGTAAATCTTAGAATGCTATTTACAAGACTAGCTTCGTTAGTAGAAGATAAATCAATATCAAATAGCTCAATGAAAGCTGGGACTTCATTCTTTAAAACATCTTGAGCTATTGTCATACGTCAAATACCTGTCTTATAGTGCAAGTTACATTATAGAGAGTTCCTTCACGGGTACGGGTAATTTCTCCAGAGATTCTAAACTTCTTCTGCACAGTTTCATCGCAAGGAGTCCAAGTAATAATACCCCAATTTCCTACTGACTTTAAAGCAGCTATGACAGTTTGAAATTCAGTTGTAGTCAAAGCTCCCCAAACAATATCCCAAGTGTCCATTGTATTGTTTAGCCCGTTAGGAGCTATTTGCTCATAACCATCCCCAAACTTAGCTGAGATTTGACTAAATCCCACCTTTAAAGAACTATCTAAGGTTATTTTATTAACCACTGGCATAGCTACTGTAGTCATTAGTTTATCCGTATTTAGTTACTTGGTTAAGTCTATTTCCAGGTCTAGCTGCAGAGTTAATCTCTTGTTTAGCAATAGCTCTCATAATAGTTTCAGAAGTTTTATTAGCTATATCTGTAGGAGAAGCATCTGACTTAGCGTTAACTGTAGTGTTTATATAGTATATATTACTACCGCGTGGCTGTCCAGTATTATCTATACTTACACCGAGTTTTCCTTGTGAATTTCTTTTCAAAGGAAGAATAGCTTCTGGACCTGCTTCGCCCATTAAACCAACACCTTTTGCAAAAGGAAATACTGTAGGAGAACTAACTATTGTACCAGAGTGTGCAGAAATACCAGCTCCAGAGTAAATTCCACCCTTAGCGTTATAGTTAATCCCGCCTTCAAAAGGAGTAGTTTCAAGATTAATAGACCCATCTCCTACACTACCTACTGAACCAGCAGCAGATGTAAATAAACCACCCAAAGCACTAAGACCCATTCTAAGTATAGGTCTTAAAATAGCACTTCTAACTTCTTGAGCTATAATTCTAGCAATATCTTCTACAATGCTAGTTGCAAAACTCTTAAAAGCTTGTTTAGCAGTCATTGTGTTAGTTATTAATCCTGTAAATGACCTATCAAAAGCATTACCTAAAGATTGCTCAATCATAGCTCCAGTTTCATTAGCTACTAGTTTTAGACTTTCTAATTTTTGAACTGCTAAATCATAAGTAGCTTGACTAGCTGGTCTAGCTTCTGGCTTAGCTTCATCTAAAGCTTTCTTAGCTAAGTCAACATCTTTCTGTCTAATCTGTAAAAGTCTTTCATTAGCTTTAGTTCTAGCCATAGTAGCACTTAAACTGCTTATCTGTCCTACTTGTTCAAGTTGGTTAATTCTACTTACAGCATCGCCATGAATTTTCTCCGCAGTAGCTGACTCTTTATCATAGATAGCCATCTTAGATTTAAGATTTTTAGCTTCATTCAAAATAACTAATTCTTCTTTAATTCTAGCTGCTTTAGCTCCAGCTTCTTCGCCTTCTCTAATCTCAGCTTCAAGTTGACGGTTTAAAAGTTCAACTTTAACTTTAGTAATCTCTACAGAATCTCTTTCAATACCTAGAATGTCTTGGTATTGTTGATGGATATTAGCTAAGTTAGTTTCATACTCATTCATCTTAGTAGCTGTTTCATCTGCAGCTACTTTAGATTTAGATTGATAGTCTTGCTCAAGACGTTTAAGTTGCTCTTCGGCTTGAGTTACTAGACCTTTTTTACCAGAACTTTGTGCTAATTCTCTTTGCTTCTCGTACCAATCTTTTTCAGTATTATAGTCTTTATCAAGGATAGCTTGTTTACGTCTTAAATAATCCTCAAAAGATAAAACTTTACGGTCATTTTCAGAGTTAAGTTCGTTAATTTTGTTCTCAGCGTCATTAGCAGCTGTTCTTTCAAATTGTCTTACTTGACTAATCTCTTCTTTGATACCAGCAAGTCTTTTAGAAGCAGATTTATTTTGTTCAGCTTCTTGTTTATCATTAAAAGTTTTAGCAGCTGCAGAAAGTTGTCTTTCTCTGTTTTCTTGAATAGCTGTTAAAGTTTTAGTAGCTTCATCGCTTGCTTGTTTAGCTCTATCTAACTCTTCTTTTCCACCCTCAAAACCACCTTTAAAGTTCTTTTTAAGGTTTTCATATCTTTCTTGGTCAGCTTTAGCATTTTTAATACTACCTGCATTAGCTTCCTCAAATTTAGTAGCAACTCTATCTATAGCTTCTTCTACTGTTTTAGCATACTTCTCAGACTGATACTCTTGTTCTTGCTGAATAAGTTTATACTTAGAGATTCTAGCTTCGTGAGCTTCAATCTTACCTTTATTATCTATACTTGTAATTTCAAGATTAGCTAAATCTCTAGCTAATTTTAATTGGTCTTTAGTAAAGTCTATTTGTTTTTTGATAACCTCCATCTTACGTCTATCTTCTTCAGAAGCACCACTTATGCCGCCTCTTCCAGAAGTTCCTGGAGTAGCTTCTTTTAAATCTTTTTCAAGATTAACTAAAGCTTCTTTAAGACCAATAACTTTAGAATCATTATCAATTTTAACTTTTAAAAGCTCAGCTTCTGACTTACCACCAGTTTCTATATCAGAACGCATAGACTTAGCTATCTTCATAACATCAGAATAAGTAGTACGGAATCTATTTGCAGCTTCATTAGCTTCATTAAGTTTACTGCCTATAAGAGCAATACCTCCAGCTATAGCAGCTATAGCTATAGTTTCTGGATTACTTAAAAATAACATTGCAGCTTTTAAACGTACTGAAGTAGCTATAGCAGTTTCCATTTTAAGAACTAAATCAGCTAAAGCAATAGCAGCTAAACCTAAAGCAGCTCCAAAAGCTCCTTTTAACCAAATAGAAAGTTCTTCAGTACCTTTAACCATAGAATTTATACTATTAACAACTGCAGTAGTAGCTTTTACAAAGCTATTCATAGCTGGAGCAGTTTTATCGTAAATAGTTTCCTGTAATCTAGTAAAACTAGATTGTAATCTTCCAGTATTAGCATTTAAGTTATCCATAGAAGCTACGAAAGCTGGTTGGAACTTAGTTGCCATATACTGTAGGAAATTTTCCATAGTGTCTTGAGCATAAACAGTACCAGCTTTCATCTGTTTAGCTAACATTTCTGGAGCTATATTCATAGACTTAGCAAAACTTGCAAAAGCTCCAGGAAGTAAGTTACCTAACTGTTTAACTAATTCTTCAGACTGTACTTTAGATTTATTGAAAATCTGAGACATAGCTAGGAATACATGATTTGCTTTATCTGAACTTAAATGTAAAGCAGAAATTACAGTATTTAAGTTAGTAAACATTCTCCAAGTAGAATCCATGCTAACTCCTGCAAGAGAAGTAGAAGCTTGGAAACCTTTAAAGTTATCTCTAAGAACTCCAATAGTTATACCAGTACGTTGAGACTCTCGGTCTAAAGCCTGTAAAGCTGAATTCATTCCAGCAGTACTTCCCATAGTAGCTTCTAAAGATGCTCTAACAGAATCAAGCTCAATACCTACTTTTGGTATTCCTGTGACTCCAGACCAAACTTGACTTAAAGCTCCTCTTAAAGCTTGATAAGAGATGATTAGTTTACCAACATGAATAAGTAAATTTTCATGTGTTCTAGTAACTTCGGCAGGAATACCTCTAGCAGCTTGCAGACTTTGAGTTTGGTACTGTTGCATTAATCTCTGTGAGTCAGCTAACTGTTTCTCTCTACTAATAGCTCCAGAGATATATTTTTGTTGTAAAGCATCTAGGTCAGCATATAACTTAACTTGTAACTGTCTTTGAGCTTCAGCTGCTCTAAGTTTAACAACTGAAATATCATTTTCACCTTTCTGTTGAGCTGCAGTTCTAATAGCTAACTGAGCATTCATTTTAGCTATGTTTTCAGTATCAATTCCTTTGTTAGTAGAGATAGTAGCTGCTTCTTTAGCTTTAGCTTCTTGAATCTTAGCTATTCTTCTATCTGTAGCTGAATTTAGACCTAGTACAAAAGACTCGTACTCTGCTAAAGCTTTATTTCGGGCGGCAGACTGCTGAATCCAAGAAGATTCACCTTTAATGAATTTGTCTTGAATAGCTTTAAGGTCAGATTGTAGTTTATTGTCTGCAATTCTTTGTTTTTCGGCAGCAGCTGTTTTAATAGCAGTAATACTATCCTCACCTTCTCGTGAGATAGCTATTTTTTGAGCCATTGAAGCTCTAAGTTTAGCAATAGCTTCTGAATCTAAAGACTTAACTAAGTCAGTTCTTCGTTTAGTTTCCCGAATGACTGCTTCAGTTTCTTCTTTGATTTTATTAATACGTTTATCAGTTTCTTCTGTGAGAGCTAGAGTCTGATTTTTATAACTAGTAATACTAGCATTTCTTCCCAAGTTAAGTTGGGAAGAGCTAATTTCTTGATTGATATATCTTTGTTGAATAGACTGAAGTTTGGCTTTTAAGTTTTCTTCAATTTGTCTTTGCCGTTCAGCTGAAGCAACTTTAATAGCTGTTATACTATTAGCTCCTTCACGGTTCAAAGCAACTTGTTCAGCAATACCAGCTCTGGTTCTAGCAACCATGTCAGCTGTTTCTATAGTAGCTAAAACTTTTCTACGGTCAGACTCTTCTTTAAAAGCTTTAGCTGCTTCTTCTTCACGTCTTTTTTGAGTAGCTCTTGATTCAGCAGCCACATTAGAAGTAGCTACATTACCTTCTACAGACAAAAAACCTTTAGCTAGTCTAGCTTGAACTCTTTGTAGCTCTTCTACAGAACGAGCAGCTATCTGAAGAGAATGGACATACTTTTCTACACCATCATCCCCTAGTTGCATAGCAGTTTGCATTTCTTTAATGCTAACTGAAGTTCCTTGAATACTTTTACCTACAGCATTTAAAGCCGTTACTGCGTCAGCTGTATTACTTTCAATTTTAAGTTTAAGAGTCTTGAGTTCTGTTGCTGTCGCCATTGTCTTCTGCCTTATCAACAATAATATCTAAATACCCAGAATGGATATAGGGAATCAACTGTAAAGTTCTCTCTACAGGCATACATTTATCTTTAACTAAAGCTAAAAGAACTGCTGTATCTATTGCATAATACTCAGAAAGATAGTTAGTAAGAGTCCTATAAACACTAACTACCTCCTCTAAGCTTTCCCAGAGGTAGAAGTAAACTTCTTCATCTTCCTCTATTTCACTAGATTCTTCAAAAGCGAGAGATTGAAAAGCAGCTTTAAAGTCATCCTCAACTTTTTTAGCTTTAGCTAGTTTGTGAGATTGTGAACTCTCTAAAACTGCTTTTCCTAGAAACTCTCCCGCTTCTATTAGTTTTTTAGTTCAGCTTCCTTATAGGATACATTAACTAGTGCATCTCTATAAGCTTCAAAAAGGGAGTTCTTCCAAGGGTTAGAACCCATATAATGCTCTAGGAGGACGACTAAAGCTTCAGCTGGGGTTTGGAAGAACTCATTTGGTTCAACTGTTCTTGTATCGGCAACTACTAAATCCTCTAAGTACTCGCCTTTTTCATCATAGATTTCAAGAACAGCATTTTTAATGTAGATAACTTCTTTAGAGATAAAGTTGAAATCAGCATTAGTATCTGTGGCAGAGTCTGGAGTTTGTTCTTTAAATTTTGCTTCCAGCTGCGAAAGGTCATATCGTTTGAACCCTACAAGAATCTCGCTAGTTGCGCTTGAAGCATCAGTAGCTTTTACTTTAAGTTCTATGGTAGGAGTTTGAAGTTTTACAAATAGTTTTTTAGCCATTTTAGTTGTCCTCTAAAGTTATATAAAAAGAGGAGGAGCTTTCACCCCTCCTTTGAAGCGCACAAAATCTTATTGGTAGAAGATAAATGAACTACCAGTATTACGGAAGGTGACGTCTCTCCCAAGATAGGTAGCAATTTTACCTTGTTTTGTATTAGCTAACTGTAGTTTATCCCACATATAGGCTACAGTTGACCCAGAAGTTGAACCACCAAACTTCAATACAGCTGAGAAGAAACTACCAGCTTTAGTATCCGGTGAAAATACACCTGCAGCATTAGCTTGGTCTTCTAGCATAGATACTGATACGTCAGTTGGAGTACCGCCTTTAGCAAAACCAGTATCACAACCAGTCATATATCTTTGGAAGTCATAACCAAAGAAGTTAGCTGCATTCAAGGTTGAGAAGCAGAAACTTGAAGGAGTTACGTCAGAAGTTTTAACTACTGCAGTACCTGTAGCAGTACCAGAAGTGTTATTACCTTTAGCATAGTAAATACCTTTAGTAGTTGTAGTTGCGTAGAAAGTAAAGTCACCATTTAAAGCTGCTGGAGTTAAACCAGAAACTCTAATTCTACGAATCTCACCTAAAGGAATTGAGTGAGCCGCTGAAAAAGTGATAGTTGCTTGAGCATTTACATAAGCAACTGAAGTTACTGTACCTGTAGTAGCTGTAAAAGTATCTGAAGGAGAAATCTCTACAAGTTGAGCAGTTTTAATTGTAGAATACAATACTGAACTAGCTACTCGTGTAGTCTGAGAGCCAAAGTTAGCAACTTGTTTAGCAACAGGTACAGGGTCATCAGAGTTACCTTTCAAAGAAAATTTCAAAGAAGGTACTTCGCCTACAGTTGCAGTTACGTCTACAGTTCCGCGCAAATCCCAGAACTTATAAAGTTTGTCATTAGTTGCATCGTCTGGAGATGATTTTCTAAAGTCAGCTGTACCGTAGTCTGGTGAGTCAGTTGCATTATCTACAAATACTTCTTTAGTAGTTGCATCAACAATAACATTACCACCACAAACTTGATAAAGTTTCCACAAACTAGCTGTATTAGGGTTAATAGCAGTAGTCATATCAGAAAGCACTTGTTGAAAAGTATCAATCTGTAAGTCAATGTATTTATCTTTTTCGTAAGTGTATTCATCTCTTGAAAGTGAATCACCTAGGTACTGGTAAGAACCTGTATCACGGGTAGGGTCGCCCATAATAGCTGTACAAGCAATAGCAGTTGTAGAACCTAAAGAACCTGTAGCTACTTTGTTTGCAGTACCAGAGTCAGTTTGTAAACCAAAGTAAATAGCTTGGTTCTTTTCATGAAATTTAACAGCCATTTCGTTATGCTCCTTCTACGATAGGTTGAGCTTCTTCTGCTACAAGTAAATCTTGAGCAGCTTGTAACTGACCACAGACACTATCTGCGGGAAGTTTATTTGTTTCTTGGAATAAAGAAGTATCTACTACACTTCCATCTTCTTGAATAACACTACTAGCCATAAATACCTCTATAAAATTGAAGTTGTTGGAAAACCAATTCGCCAAATATCTACCCAATAGAACTTACTATTAGATAAACCCATAACTCCACCTTGGACGTAAGTGAAGCTTGTATGAATACTATTAGCAACAACTGGATTCCATCCTATAAGTTTTTTATAGATTGCTTTCCAAATTGTACTAAATTCTGCTTGCTGACAAACCAGCTGTATAGTAAAGTTTTGTACTAAGTTCTCGCCATTAAGGTCATAAGTGTCATAAGCTATTGGCTGATTAGGGTTTTTACTATCTATATTATTATAACCGATGTAGATAATGGGTAAGTCAGTTAATTCTTGCAAGTCAACCTCACGGTCACGGGCAAACTGAACTGTATATCCTGTAGTATCTAATCTAGTTTTTAAAGTATCTAAAGTTATCATAGAAGAACCTTGGAGATGTAATCTACATAAAGTTTAGAGTATCCAGTAAGGTCTGGAACTGGAGTTTTGGTTAAACTAAATGTATAAGTGTAAGTTGTGTCGTCTATACTGAAATTATCATCAACTTGCACACCATTATCCGCTAAGTCTAAAGTAGAAACTTGAAAAGTAAAAGCTTGTTTAGTTATCTCATAGTTTGAGTCTAGGTTAACTAAAGATTCAGTTTGAAATCCAGGAATCCCATAAATCTCGCATTGAGTAAAAGTTAGAAGTACTCCAGCTTTTTCAAGAACCATTTGTATATCTTCTGTCATAAGTCTAGTTTCTCCATTACTCTATCTGCAAAATTATTTCTAAAATCTATAAGATACTTGTTTTCGTCATAGACTTTACCAGCCATTTCTGGAAGACTAGGACCATTAACCTCGTAATAAGATTCTCTTACACCTAAAAGGTCATCTCTAGTAGGAAGTTCTATCCAAGTTTGACCACCTTCAAAGTAGTTACCTCTACGCAAAACTCTAATTTTAGCATTAACTTTGCCTTTAAATGCACCTTTAATTAAAGTTTGTCTATCTCTTCTTATATGAGCTACAACTGAATCTACAGGTTTCTTTCTTTTAATCTTACCAGATAAGTCTGGTGTAAATATATTTGGAGCTACAAACTGACTCTTTGCTCCAGTTGGTACTAACTGCGTAGGAAAAGCAGATATAGGAAGTCTAGGACCTTCATATACCAGACCAGAAGATATAAAACCAGCACCTCTTCTTAAATTAGATTCTGTAGAACCAATAAGTACTGAGTTTAAACTTCTATTTCCTATCATATAGGTTTGTTTAACTTGATTATTTAAAATATTATGTAGTTCTTTAGTTACAGAACCTATGGCTTTCACCACTTTTTTATCAAATACTTCAGCACTTAAAGCTTGTTTAAGTTCTTCTGCACCTTCAAAAGTTACGGTAAAAGCCATAGTTATTCTACCTTACATCACACGCCAAGCAACAGTTGAGTTGATTTTTGTATGTAAGAACAAAGGAGCTGATTGCGCCTGCAACCATGGTGTTCCAAACTCATCTTCAACCCAAGAGTTAAAGAACAGTTCACTAGCTACAAAATCCGCAGCACCATGTTGAATAGCACCATAAGCTTGTACACCGTAGTTAGCAGCTGGAACCATAACTACCCAACCATTAGGAATAAACTTAGTTAAAGTACTAGCTGAACTTGCAGTACCTTGATATGCTGCATTATATGTCCAGATAGGAATACCAGCAATAGTACCACGAAGTTTCAAGCCTTCTTTAGATTGTTGTTTAGGTAACAACTCAACCAAGAAAGAAGAAGTAGTTGTGATTAAAGTTGAAATCACAGTTGCAAAACTAGCGTCTTTAGTTACTTCTAACCAAGCATCGTCAGACATATAAATCTTAGAGATAGGTTCCCAAGATGCGTCTAACATTTGTTGTAGGTCAGCAATAGGAGATACAGCTTTAGTACCACCTGTAGAACCCCAAGCACGTTTACCTGCGCCACCGTTATCAGTAATAACTGGTAAAGTAGAACCTGTAGGTAAGTTAACTGCAGTAGCTGTTAAGTTTGCACGGTTAGCACGACCACCATTTAAAGTAGCAGCGTCAGTTGCAATGTTTGGTTCTAAATCTACAAGAACAGAAGGATGTCTTTCTGAAGTAGCAACATAAGAACCATAAAGTAAGATTTGCGATGCAATCCATTCAAGTAAACGGTCACGTTTAGCTTGCATTAACATCATGTTATCTTGTAATGCAGAAGCAATACGTCCAGCATTTGAAGTAGGAACAGAAATCTGTTCACCAACTCTTCTTGCGCGAATGTTTCTGAAGTCAACTGTAGTTTTATCTTTCCAGTAAGCTGGATAGAATACTTTAGTTTGGTAGCCACGAGCAACAGTTGGTTTAGCTTGTGCATCTGGAGCTACAAAGATACCAATACGCAAATCTGGAGAAACTTTATCTAAGTTAATAGTTTCAGTTTCAAAAGGTTGCATGATGCCAAAGTTAGATTGTAACTCGGTAGGAGTTGGGTATTCACGGTCAGTAAGTGTACCGTAAATCTCATTTAATTCATAAGGAGTAGCAAAACGAGCCATTATTATACCTCACCAGTATCTAAGAATGTTAAGGCAATCATACTACCTTCAACAAGTTTTTGTTTTAACAAGTTAGTGTTGATTGCTGAAGGAAATACTAACTGGTCAGCAAAGAAATCACCTGCAATATAAGCTTGAGCAGCTTGGTCAGCTGAAGTAGCATCTACAGCGTAAAGTAAGATACCCGCTACTTTGTTAACACCAGCGTGTACTTTCCATTTACCAGCTGCATCACTTTCAAGAAGTGTGTATTGAGCTAGGTTTTGTCCAGTAACAACAGTACCAGTTTTAACTACTACGTCTGGGTCTGAGCTAGCAAGAAGTCTTTTAGGGGTATATGTAAAAGTTTCGGCAGGCATTATTTAACTCCTTTAGAGATAGCGTGAGCAGCAGCAACAATATCTTTAATAGAGTAAGAAGAACCTTCAATCTCTACTTTAGTTTCAGTTGCATCAGTTGTTAAGTTTTTAGAAACAGTAGCTTCTACTGGAGCAGCTGTGTCGATAGCAGTTGAAGTGCCGATAGCATCAGCAATAGCAGTAAAGATGTCAACTGCATCTTCTTTAGCTGTACCAGCTGAGATACGTTTAGTAACTTGTTCAGCTGTAATTTTCAAAGTCTGACCTGCGCCTAAGATGTCAATACATCTTGCACGTTCATCAGCAATAGCTTTTGCTACAGTGTTAGTAACACTAGCTTGCAGTGTAGCTAACTCCGTATCTTTAGCACTAAGTTGAGCTTTCAACTCTTCTAGTGTCATAACATCACCTCGTTTAGTTGTTGAATTTAGATTTAAGTTTATAACTTCGTCCATAGAGGATACAATTCCATCTATAAGACCTAACTCTAGTGCCTTATTCCCTAAGAAAGCATCAGCTTTCATGTTGACAATAGACTCTAAGGTTAATTGTGGGCGGTTTTTCGCCACTTCTGCGTTGAAAAGACTGTCAAGTTCAGCTAACATCTCTGAATACTTGTCAATAACAGCAGAAGATATTTGTTCATGTGGGTTATAAATAGCTTTATCCTCTTTACTTCTAAGGATAGTATAACTATAACCATTAGCTTTGTCTGCTTCAGTAACATCTACTAGGGACATGATAACCCCAATAGAACCTACTGTAGAACTTTCAGTAGCATATACTTGTTGGGCGGCTGAACCGATTGCATAAGCAGCTGAGGTCATAGAACCGTCAGTAAATGCAACTGTTTCGACTCCGTAAGTTTCTGGTAAAGAAGCTATATAGCTTGAAAGACCAAAAAGACCAGATACTTCCCCGCCAGGTGAGTCAATGTAGAATAAAATCTTACTTGCCCCATCAGCTACTGCTCTTTCTACTTGACCTTTAAGACTTGAATAAGAAGTAAAGCCAGACTCACCAGCTCCTCCTTTAGAAACTAAACTGTCAAATACGTTAATTACCGAAGTCTTACCTTCAGTAGTTACAGTCTTATCTGTAGGATAAGCAACTCCAGAATCGAGAGCTTGTCCTGCTAATAACTTTAAACTCACATTACTAGAGATAACTTCTAGCTTATCTTGGCTAATAGCCAGAGGAGTGTTAATTAATCTTGTTAAAAGTCTATGATGTTTGTTCATATACCCACCTTGGAAATGATAACCCTTTATACTCTCTTTGAGCGAGAAAGTCAAGGGTTATCTGATTTATTTACTTACATTCCAGCAGAATTAGGATTTGCTTTCACGTTCTTACTCTGGGTTGTATCTTTAATTATAGGTTCAAAGCTAACTCCACTTTGTTGCTGAATTTTCTTGTCCTCAACAATCTCCTCTACAGTCAAGTTTCTTTCTTCAAGTTTACTTTCCCAAGTAGCAAAACCAGACTGAACTTCTAGTAGGTCAGCTTGAGCATCTTTCAAGTCATTAACGCCATACTTTCTTGGATATTGGAATGTAGGAGTTAAGTTAGCAAAGCTTTTATTACTATAAATAGCTGCAAGTTCTTGAAAACGATTACAAAGAGGTTTCAAACCTAAGTTTACAATATAAAACTTATACATGAACTCTGCACGAGTCTTCATATCAATAGCTACTTGTTGAAGAGCTGAGAAACTAATTCCTGTAAGGTCTCCGGTTAAAACTTCATAAGTAAGTCCAGAAGCTTGAGCAATTTTATGTAGTTCAGCTTTAATGAGTTCGGGTAAGTTAGCTCCAATATCTGTACCTTGGTAGAAGTTAATATCCTCACCTTTATTTAGATATTGGACACCTCCTCCAGAAGCTTGTGTAACCACTCTCCGCTGACCTGTAGACTTATCAATATCGTTTGGGTCGATACTGTTAAGAGCAGAAC